ACCGGGAGAAGAAGCAGCCTACCAAGGCGATGCTTGATGGCATCCGCTTTGAGAACTGCTTGAATGGCGTACTTAAGGGGGAAACAATCCCCGAAGATCACGAATGGTACACCGTTATCACGCAGATGGCAAAAGAACTGGACGGCTCTCAGCAACAAGTGAATCTGTTCCAGGATTGCGAGGTGGATGGTCAACCCTTTCTCCTCCACGGTGTGCTTGACTATCTGCGAGAGGGGCATATATGGGATTGTAAGTTCTCCAAGACTTACCATCTTAACAAGTACCTCGCATCTCCGCAGACACCCATGTACCTCGCCCTTGTGCCGGAGGCCAGAGACTTTACATATGTCATCTCGGACGGCAAGTATGTCTACCGTGAGAAATACCCGCGAGACATCGTCCCGCCGATAGAACCTACTATAAAAAACTTCATGGACTTCTGCAAGAAGCATGGTCTGTGGAATACATACGTTGAGAAATGGAGGGTTGCCAATTGAGCAACTGGGATTCGTTCCAGAGAGAAGAAAACGAAAGAGAATCTGCCGTCACAGGCAAGCACCGTGTGGTAATCGTAGAGGCTGACGAGGCCGTCACTGGCCCCAACAGCAAGGCCCCTGGCACTCCGATGATCGTCATCAAACTGCGTCCTTCCGGGCGGCGCTTCACCGTCACTCATCGCATCGTGAAGAACGACTACTTCAACCGCAACATGACGCAGTTCTTCGATGCGTTCCCTGATATCACCTTCGGCGATTTCAACTTCCTGTCATGGGTAGGTTGCGAGGGTGCTGCCATGTTCAAGGAAGACGCACAGGGCTACACTCAGGTGAGCTACTTCCTCGATCCTGTCCGCGCCGCAGACCTTCCCGCCTTTGAAGGTGAGAAGCCGGAACGCCAGACCATCACCACGCTGGATGACAGCGAGGACGATAGCGATGGATTGCCTTTCTAATGGTAAAACACTGGACAGACAAAGAGCTTGCAGAAGAACTCAAGAAGCTGACCATCATAGAAGACTCCCGCGAACAAGACCGCCATGTATCGGAGTGGTTCCAGAAGAACAAAGTCCCTTGCATAACTCGCAAGATTGATACCGGGGACTACTCCGCACAGCTTGGCGATATGTCGATGGAGCGGGAGATAGTGGTGGAGCGAAAGCGAAACCTGGATGAGATATGCGGTAACTTCACTGTGGAGCGGGAACGCTTTGAGCGGGAATTCATGAGGGCAAAAGCCTACGAAACCAAAGTGGTGTTGATCATCGAGAACGCAACCTGGTCGGACATCTTTCTCGGCAACTACCGCTCCAAGACTTCACCTAAGTCTCTGCTCGGTTCGCTCCTGTCGTGGATGGTGCGCTTCAATATCACCGTAACCTTCTGCAAACCGGAAGAAACCGCACGGATCATGTGGGGAATCTTCTACTACTACGCAAAGGAGAAACTACTGTATGGCTGAGATACTTGACTCAGGCTCTCGGCGCGAGTTCGTGAGCGGTGCAGTTCGCGATGTCCAAGAAGGTAAAGGCCGTTGCGATTTACTCCCTCTGGACATCGTGGCTGAAGCTTTGGACTACTACACTGGGAACTGGGACAAAGTGCGCGGAAGACATGACCCACTCGATGCTGTATATCAGTTTACGGAGTCTAAGGATATACGGTGGTTGTACCATGCTGTCATCGGCTTCTCCATCCACAACGCTATCGAATTTCCTGACGAGATTCTGGAAGTCAGCAAACACTTTGAGGATGGTGCGAGAAAGTACGGCGAGAGAAACTGGGAGAAAGGTATCCCTTGCCACTGCTACATCGACAGTGCGGTAAGGCACTACCTCAAGTGGTTCGCAGATTACGATGATGAGCGCCACGACCGTGCGTTCTGCTGGAATCTTCTGTGCCTTGCGTGGACGCTCAAGCACCGCCCTGAGTGCAACGATCTGTGGGGTGATGACACTGGGCATGGGTGACAAGAAAGCCCCATACGCGCCATCCTATGATCCTGTGAGAGACGATGTCATTGGCAAGATGTTCAGCCCTTGCGCTGTGAGAAGCTGCCCAGAACCGCACGTTATCAAGCGGTACGGCGTGGGTGGAGTGGCAAATGTATCTGTGTGGACTTGCAGAAAGTGCAAGTATGTGAAGACCTATAAATGGCATGGAGGTGTAGGCTGTGGGTACATGGGATAGTTTCCACGAAGAGCGGAAAGCTTCATGGGAAGACATCGCGCAGGCCATCCGCGAGTCCGTCACGATGGACGAGGCGCTTGCCATGTACTCACCTTCCACGCCTCGCCGCCATCACCGCTGCCCATGTCCTATCCACAACGGCAAAGATTATAATTTCTCTTATAATACCCACGGGTATAAATGCTTCGTTTGCGGAGCGTCTGGAGATGTGATAGCTTTCGTTAAAGAAGTCTGTGAGCTTGCTACGAGAGCTGATGCAATGAAGCGGATAAGCGGAGACTTTAATCTTAATCTCCCCATCAATGGCACTTTAAGTGCAATTCAAAGTGCAAATTTGGCACTTAAGAGAAAAGAAGCGGAAGAAAAGAGAAGGGCAGAACAGGCATGGGAAGACGAGTACCACAGGCTGACGGATGAGTGGACTCGCCTGGATAAGGTGAAGCGGACAGCAGATCCCGCAAGCGATGAGTACGCCGATGCCGTTAAGAACATCGACTTCATCTCATTCCAGCTCGACATCCTACTGTGCGATAAGAGGTGATAGACATATAACTCAAAAGTATTTAAGCGTGAAGGACACACGCAGTGTTCTGGCGGCTGATAAGGATGGGAACCCCAGGCCCACCATAGAGAACTTTGCTACCATCATGCGGAACGACAGCACATTCAGCCGGATACGGTATAACGAGATGGCTGGGTGCGCTGAGATCCACAACGTGGTGAAGGGAAAGCTTACCATCACCAAGTGGACGGACGCTGACGAGGCAAACTCCATGATGTATATCGAGTCCAAGTATGGATTGTACTCCAAGGATAAGCACAGCGCCGCCTTGCGGATACTGTTTGAAGACAGATCCTATAACCCTATCATCGACATCGTAGAAGGTATCGAGTGGGACGGAAAGCCTAGATGCAAGTACTTCCTACGGGATTGGGCCAAGGTGGAAGACACAGCCTACACACGCGAGGTGTCCCGCCTAATCTTCGCTGGGGGCATCCACCGCTTATACCAACCTGGCACAAAGTTTGATGATGTCCCTATCCTTATCGGCACAAAGCAAGGCGAGGGTAAGTCCAGTTTGATTCGGTTTCTTGCCATTAACGATAAGTACTATGGTGAGGTCAGCATGATGGAAGGGCAACAGGCCATCGAGCAGCTCCGTGGCAAATGGATATGTGAGATCTCGGAGCTGCTTGCTCTCACCAAGACCAAGGAACAGGAAGCCGCCAAAGCCTACATCACACGGCAAGTTGATAGTTACCGCAAGCCTTGGGACAAGAATGTGTCCGACCTTCCGCGGCGTTGCATCATGATAGGTAGCACCAATAACGACTCCCCGTTGACAGACAAGACAGGCAACAGGAGATACTATCCCGTTGAAGTTCACTGCAACGGTTATGAACTGTATGACCATGAGCAAGAGTGCAGAGACTATATCTTGCAGTGTTGGGGAGAGGCGCGGGATCTGTATAAGGCCGGAAAGATGCCCAACTACGCAGACCGCAAGCTGACTGCGGCGTACCGTGAGGCACAGGAAAACGCCACCCAAGATGATTGGCGGGTGGGCGCTGTCCAAGCATTCCTCGACAGAAAAAACCCTGGAGAGCTAACGTGTGTGCGTGAGGTGTGCCACCGCGCCCTGTCTCCTAACCCGGACTTCCCCAAAGAGCCAAGCCTTGTCGAGAGCAAAGACATAGGTGCTATCATCACAAGGATACCAGGGTGGAAGAAAGTGGGGAACAAGCGCATAGGAGCATACGGTGTGCAGCGTTGCTGGCAAAGACAGGAAGACCCTCAGAAAGAAGAGGACAAACCCGATAAACCTTTTTGGGAGGACTAATGGAAACGAATAACAAAGAAGGTGGGAACGATAGCAACAAGACTTGATATCCGCACGATCAAGAAACTCGCAGCGCAAGGCTGGAGCATCGCAGAAATTGCGGATAAGTACGGCGTGACCAGACAAGCGGTCTA